CCCTCATGATTGAGTCTCTTAGGACGGCAAGACCTGTTATGGCATGAGAGATGTGATGTAGTCCTGAGTCTGGGTCGTTGTCCTCTCCTTCATACCAGGCGGCTAGGTGACGGAAGGCAGCATCATAGTATACGGAGCCTCGGACACCTGCTTCTCTCCAGTTGAACCTGCCATACTTCAAGTCTCCGTGTAGCTTCACAAGCCCTGCCTCAAGTAGCACGTTGGCTGGCATACCTGATAGCGGCACTTTCTTTATGCCACAAGCATCCTTAGGGTTAGTTTTATTAACCATGATATAATAAAGCCCCGCCCCCGGAGGGGAAGGGCTACCCTATTATGCCTAGAATGGGTTAGCGATGACTTGAGGCTCCGAGTAGGCAATTTCTAGCTCGCTCTCTTCCTCTTCATCGTCCTCGTCCTCGGTGGGCTTCTCTACCTTTAGGTAGGAGGATAAATATTCCTGTAGTGTGCCGTCCATCATGTCTGCCTGAAGAGCAGCCTCATTCGATAAGGTGTTGGATACAATGTTAAAGACTGGTCTGTTATAACTTACAGCACCCTTGCGATCTTCGACTGCCTCGGTAACTGCTACAACGATGTCTCCCTCTAATTTATTGGAGCCACCAACCTTGTCTTCAAATTCAATCCATGCTGTAAGAGCACAGCCCTTGAGTTGAAAGTTAACAAGCTCGTAGCCCTCGCCAACCTTAGCCATAGCGTAGACAGACTTGGTGAACTTAACGCCATGCACAGTCTTTACTTCAGACCAGATGCCTGTGGCAACGATACCTTCCTTGTTGCGGAGAGTAAGTTTGTCTCCTACAGTATAGACTTCGTTAGCCCAGATTGCGCTGTTCTTTCTGTCGTCCCATCCCTTGGCGGTAATGAGTTGA